AATGAAAAGAGTAGAATCAGGTCAGATAAATAAAAAGACTGGTAAATTTACATCTATGAATGCTATGAGAGATGCAAAAGGATTCCAAGAAGGAGAGTCTGCATCACAATTTAATAAAAGAAGAATGGCTCTTGAAGTTGCTAAGAAAGCAGGTAAAGCAACTACTATTGGAAAAATAGTTTTACCTATCGCTGCAGCAGGGGTTGCAGGTGCTGCTTATCTTAAAAATAAATTAAAAAAAGAAGATAAAAAAATGGGCGGTGGCATGGCTAAGAAATATTCTAAAGGTGGTGATTTAAGAGCAGAGTACATTCACTCTCAAACCAAAAAAAATAGAAAAATAACAGGAGAAGGTTATTTTACTGAAAGAAGTGCAACTAGAAGAGAAGAGTATGGTGCTGCTAAAGATCGTTATCCAAATAAAATGGATAGAAGAAAACAAATGTTAAAAAATTTATCAAGAGTAGCAGCCCCTACAATGAGTGCTATCAAAGGTGTTTATGATGGTTTAAATGCATCAACTACTCGAAAATATTCTATTGGTACAGGACCCTTAGGTGCAACAAAAAAACCATTACAACAAGGTCGAGCTTCTCTTCCATCATCTGATATTGAAAAAAATAAAAGACAAAGACTAAGTGCAGATGAAATTTTTAAAATAAAAGATTCTAAACAAAAATTTACTGGACCTAAAGAAACTAAAAATTCTTTCGGTGAAATGATCAATAAATTTAGAGAAACGGAAGCAGGAATAAAAGCTATGGCTAAAAAAATATATCCTGAAAAATATTTAGTAGGCGGTGTCTCAAGTAAAGAAGTTTATACAAATGCTAGAGCAAACGTAGACGCTGAAGGTAGAAAAAATATGACTATGAAAGATTTAAAAGAAGCTAGAAGAGAAACATATTCTACTAAAAAAATGGTTGGTGGCATGGCTAAGAAATATTCAGTAGGCGGTGGCATGATGCAGAGACCTATGGGTTACTCGTCTGGTAGTAAGCTTATGGATTTTATTAAATCAGGTTCTTATACTGATAAATATGGCACTAAAACAAATGTAGATAAAGCTATAAAAAAAATAAATCTTTCACCAAAAGATAAAGATTTAGCAACAATGAAACCTGCAAGTGATAAAAAAATGATGGGCGGTGGCATGATGAACAAGCCTATGGGTTATAAATCTGGAACCATGGTCAAAGCAAGAGGCTGCAAACTAGGTAGAACAAGACCTACAAAAATGTATTAAGGAGGGACAATGTCCCTAAGAAATTTACTTGGCCTTGGTCGGAGATTACTTCGAGGTAAGAAGCAATCAGCAACACCGGCTACCGGACAACAAACAAAACAGATAACGTACGAACCTACGCCATCACAGGCTACCGGACAAGAACTAGCTATACAAGAAATCAGAAACCCACCAATTGTTTTAAAGAAAACAAAACCATTACAAATGGGTGATGATACTGCACCTGCTTTTGGTTCATCTACTTATGATTGGGTAATGAGAAAAGGTCGGGGTAAGTATGATGCTGATGAATGGATTGACCATTTAACTTCAACAAGAAAAATAAATTTTAAAATATTTGGCCAGCCTGCACAAAAAACTATTAGAGAACAGAAACGTTTTAAATATGATTCAGGTCCCTTTGCCGGTAAAGAGGTTAATGTATCCAAAGAAGAATTATTCGATTCCAACGTAGCAGTGTTCAATGAAGCAGGAGACCTAACAGGTGGCCTGTTGTACGCAGCAAAGAAATTTGGTCTAAAGCTCGATGCTAACGAAGTGGGAGCTATGTTAAAATTAAATCCAGTAAATAGATTACAAGCTATAGAACTTGGTACACCCAAAGGTGCTATGGAAGCTTACACACAGGTTGCTAAGAATGCTCAAAATTCTGTAAGAGATTTACAAGTTAAATACAAAGATAGTATAGCGATCAAAGAAGATTTAGATGACATTCAATATTATTTAACAGGTGGAGAGAGTTATAAAAAAGCAGCTCTTGAAACTATTAACAAGACAGCTAAACGTCTTTCGGATATGAATCCTGAAGATCAAAAACTTTTAAATAAAGTTATTGGTGAGATCAATGAAAAAGCTACGCCATTAAGAAAATCAAAAACTTATTATGGTAGTGAAAGTAATTATACTTTACAAGGTGGTAATGATTACAGAGAAACTATTTTTACTTTACCTGAAGATATTGTAACCAACAGAAGTGTAAGAAATAAAGGTGGACATTTTGCAGAAGTGCTACCCGATACTAACAATATTTATCACATTCGATACGACACAAGATTTACTCCTGATGGCAAAAAAGTATTTATGATTAATGAAATACAATCAGACGTAAACCAAAGTATTGCAAAAGCTTTAACCAAGGCTCAACAGATAGGAGGAGAGAGAAGAATAAATCCTTTTAATGCTGAAGTAGAAATGAACCTATTGATTAATAGAAGAGGCCAGATGATGGACGATTTGAACAAAGCAATTGAATCTAATAACTTTGGTTCGGTGAACGCGATCAAGTCTAGTTTAGATGATGTCAATAAAAAATTACAAAGACTAACCACTTCAAAAAGCTACGATGATAAAGTTAAAGATTACTTTCCATTGGTAGAGTCTGATGCTTATGGAGACCATGCTATAAAATATTTATTACAAAAAGCAGCGAGAGAGAATGTGGATTACGTAGCCGTTGCCCCGTTTGATAAAGTCAGTTTTAGACAAGGCTTTAAAGAGGGTAATGAAAGATTTTATGGATATGCTAATGGTAAGGGGATTGGTAAAAAAGGTAAAGCAGTTTTACCAGATGTTATGGGTAAGGTTGCTAGATTTTATAATACAAAAGCAGGGCCTACTAAAATATCCTTATCCGATCCGTCTAAGCCTTATAAAAAGATTGGAGTAGATGAATTTAAATATCCAGATAGTCACCCATTAAAAGGTAAAAAGATTAAAAGTGAATATCACAAAAATGCCGAAGCAGAGGAAATTTTAAATGAGGGATATAAATTTATGGAACCTAATGATCCAAGGTTGTATTTTGATGCATTTGCGATTAAAGTGTCTCCGGTAATGAGACAAACTCAAAAAACCTACAAGTCACAAGGAGGACTTGTTGTAGATTTATATAACACAATAAGGTACAATTAATCATGGCTGTAGAAAACAATAACGAAACATTTACTGAAGAAGATAAAATCGAAGAAACAGTGGTTGAACAACCAGATGGTTTACCTCCTGAAGTTATGGTTGAAGGTGAAGAAGAAGTCGAAGAAAGACCCCAAGACGATTTTAATGCTAATCTTGCAGAAGCGATGGACGAGCGAACGCTCAAGGACATGGCTAGAGAATTAGCAGATGAATATAAGAAAGATAAATTATCAAGAAAAGAATGGGAAGAAGCTTATATCAAAGGATTAGATTTATTAGGAACTCGATACCAAGAAGTAACCAAGCCTTTTAAAGGGGCATCCGGTGTCACGCATCCATTGTTAGCTGAATCAGTTACACAATTCCAAGCACAAGCTTACAAAGAATTAGTTCCATCAGATGGTCCTGTCCGAACCCAGGTTATTGGTTTACAAACACCGCAAACGGAACAACAGGCAGAGCGAGTCAAAGACTACATGAACTATTTGTTAATGGAGGAGATGGAAGATTACACAACTGACATGGATCAGATGTTATTTTATTTACCTTTATCTGGATCTACCTTTAAAAAAATTTATTACGATGCATTATTAGATAGACCTGTTTCTAAATTTGTACCCGCAGAAGATTTAGTGGTACCGTACTTTGCATCCGATTTAAAAGACAGCGAAAGAATTACACATGTCATTAAGATGACAAAAAACGAAGTTGTTAAAAAACAAGCAGCAGGATTTTATAGAGATATTGAACTAACTGAATCTGATTCAGAACCCGATGATGTTCAGAAAAAATTAAATCAATTAGAAGGAATCAAGAGAACGGGCGATGATTACTTGCATACAATTCTAGAAATGCACGTTGATTTAAATTTAGATGATTACGAAGACTTTGATGACAGAGCTAAGAAAATAAAAATTCCATACATTGTAACAATTGATGAAGGTAGTGGAGAAATTTTATCTATTTACAGAAACTATAGACCGAATGATATTACCTATTCACGAATAGAATACTTTGTTC